AATTCTATGTTTGATGCTGATACACTTAAAGAAGTATTAACACAAGACGAAATTAGAGAAGAATTAGGATATAAGCCATTAGAAGCTAATGAAGAAACGGTAGCCGAAGAACAAAACCTAGCTGAATATACAGAGTTAGATAAGTTTTTAATGGAGTTTGGTGAAGATGAAGATTTAGATAATTGGCAACTGATAGACGAAGAAGATGCAGAGGGCGAACACGAAGATTTTGATTTTGAATATAACTTAGAAAAATTAGAATTAGCTAGTACAGGTAGAGCAATACCTAACGCTAAATCTGAACAAGACGGTGTGAGTACACAAACACACAAAACTAAGTTTAGAGTACGTTACGTTTATACAGAAGATAAAGGTTTAACACGCAAGAGTGGTGAACAAAGAGAGTTTTGTAGAAAAATGCAAGCTGCAAACAAAGTATATCGTAAAGAAGATATAATAAAAATGGGTACAATGCCTGTTAATAAAGGTTGGGGTTTAAATGGTGCAGATACATATTCTATATGGAAGTTTAAAGGTGGAGGTAATTGCCATCATAAATGGTTTAGACGTATCTACTTACAAGCTGGTGAAAGACCTAGTAGTGCAGATAAAATAGTAACAACTACTAAAGCTAGAAGTTTAGGGTTTAAGCCTGAAACTAACGAGCAAGAAGTACCTGTTGCACCAAAGCGTATGCCTAAAAATGGATTTGTAAATAAAAAAGGATATTAAAATGAACTACTTTAACAATTTAAAAGAAGAACAAAACAGACTAAACCTAAAGTCTGAAAAGATAGAGTTATCTATGTTAGATGATGCTATGAAATTAAGAGATAAAGCAGTAGATAAAAGTAACTCAGCTATGAAAAATGTAATGGGTGCTTTATCAGATTTAGCAGATACAACTCGTTCATTAGAAGATGCTATAAAATTAACTAATTCAGCTATTGAAAAAGCAAAAGAATTAGGTGCAGATGATTATGTCAAAAGAGGAAGTCAACTACAAAGTGCTTTTGAAAATGTATTAAAAAAACATAGACAAGCAATTACTGATTTAAGAAACGTAAAAAGCAATATATAATGAACAATAAAGAATTAAACATAGCACTAGGTAAACTATTCAATGGTATAGAACTAGACACGCATAAATTAGAATTAGGTAGTATAGATGATTTTGATAATGATTTTGGACAAATTATAGACAGAGATATAAGAGTATCAAATGATTTAATAGATGATTTAAGAAAAGCAGAAGTAGCTACAAAAAAACTTAAAAATGATTATGAGAAAGTTTTAAAAATTGGCAAGAAACTTGAGGCTGATGCTAAAGACTTAGGTGTAGATTTACCACAAAGAACTATAAATCAAATTAGGTCAGCAGAAATTGAAATAAAAAATAAGACAACAGTAATTAATAAAATTAAATCTATGTATAACATAGACTTTTAATATATAAACTATGGCAGTATTATTTGTAAGTGAGGACACTATAAAGAAATCTACTACTATTAATGGTAATGTAGATGTAGAGTTATTGCTACCATACATCAAGGTAGCACAAGATATTCATATACATCAGTTATTAGGTACTGACTTGTATGATAAGATACAAGCAGATATAACTGCTGATACGCTTACAGGTAACTACAAAACATTTACTGATGACTATATACAACCTGTACTAATTCATTACGCTTTGTATGAGTGTTTACCTTTTTTATCATACAAAATAATGAACAAAGATATAGTACGTAAAATATCTGAAACATCTACACCAGCTTCATTAGAAGATATTAAGTATATGCGAGAAATAGTAAGCAATACTGCTGAATACTATGCTACAAGGTTAGTAGATTATCTATGCAACAATAACCATTTATTTCCTGAATATAATACTAACAGTAACGGTGATTTAGCACCTACTAAAAGCACTTATTTTAGTGGTATAGTATTAGATAGAGATGAGCAAAAGAATAGAATAACACTTAGAAGTTTCTTAGATGCAAGTTTCGATATATAAAATTAAGCAAGAAAACATAACAAAGCTAAAAAGCTATTTAGATAAAAAAGAAAATGAAAAATCTAGTAAGTCAAAACGCAGATGTAATAGGGCTAAATAGTGTTAGCTTAATGATTAGCTTTACTGATGTAGAACAAGTACTGCAAATTGTACTGTTATGTGTATCTATTATATACACCTTAGATAAATACATTTCATATAGAAAAAGAAAATAATGGCAAAGATATTAGGTGGAACTTATCGTAAAAAGGTTACTAAAAAAAGACCTAACAGACACTCTAAGAACGCTTCTAAAGGTCAAGTAGGGTTTAAGTCTAAATACAAAGGACAAGGCAGATAATGAAACAAGTATTTGAATTAATACAACAATATGGATTATCAATGGTTTTGCTTGTTGGTGCTTTATATGCTTTGTATCAATTCACATTTTTTTCTATTAAAGAAGTAAAAGTAGGTTTTGAAAAAAGGCACGAAATACTTCACGAGCAAATGAACGAAGTTAAAGAAAAACTTAATATTATACTTGAATTTATTAAAAGCAAAAAATAATGTTAAAACATTTTGATTTTGAAGAATTTGACTGCCCATCTTTAGAGGGTAGTGGCTTACCTACTACTGATGGTGGTAAGATGAATTTAGAATTTTTACATAAATTAGATGAGGCACGAGAATTAGCTGGTGTACCTTTTATAATAACAAGTGGATATAGAACACCACAACACAATTTAGATGTAGGTGGTCGAGTAGGTTCAAGTCATATCAAAGGTTTGGCAGTTGATATATCTTGTGATAATAGTGGACATAGAGAAAGAATTTTAACTGCACTTATACAAGTCGGTTTTAGACGTATAGGAATAGCTAAGTCATTTATACACACGGACTTAGACCACGATAAACCCAATGCTATATGGCTTTATTAACATCAATCTTTTCAAAACTTTTAGGCGATGCTTCTAATATAATAGATGAGGTCGTAACTTCGCAAGAAGAAAAATTAACCCTTAAAAATGAGTTTGAGAAAATACTCAACGAAAACAAAGTGGTAATAGAACAAGAGGTTACAAAGCGTTGGCAATCAGATATGCAAAGCGATAGTTGGCTATCAAAATCAATTAGACCTTTAGTATTAGGTTGGCTTGTAGTTTCAACTACTTTGCTTATATTTATTGATGCTGGAGTAATAGAATTTGTCGTAGAAGATAAATGGGTGGACTTATTGCAGATAGTTTTAATTACTGTTATAGGTGCATACTTCGGTTCAAGAGGGTTAGAGAAAATTAAAAAATAGTTTATGTCAAACAATCGTTACAGATTAAAGCCTGACGAAGAAGCCTTACTTTTAAATTACAGAAAATACAAAACCAACAACGTCTTAGTAATAGGCGATATACACGAACCTTTTTGTTTAGATGGATATTTAGAGTTTTGTATAAAACAATATCACAATCATAACTGCACAGAAGTAGTTTTTATAGGTGATGTTATAGATAACCACTATTCAAGCTATCACGAAACAGATGCTAATGGTATGGGTGGTGGTGATGAACTTGATTTAGCAATATCTAAAATAGCTAAATGGTATGAAGCCTTTGAACACGCAACTGTAATAATAGGCAATCACGACCGTATAATAATGCGTAAGGCACAAACGAGTGCAATACCTAGTAAATGGATTAAAAGCTACAAAGATGTCTTAGAAGTGCCTAAATGGGATTTTGTAGAACGCTATGTTAAAGACGATGTGCAATATATTCACGGTGAAGCTGGTACTGCAAGAACTAAATGCAGAGCCGATATGATGAATACAGTACAAGGACACCTACACACACAAGCCTATACAGAATGGTATGTAGGTCAAAAGTACCGTATCTTTGGTAGTCAAGTAGGTTGTGGTATAGACCACGAAAGTTATGCTATGGCTTATGCTAAGGCTGGTAAGAAGCCAGCAATAGGTTGTATGGTTATCAAAGAAAATGGCACTTTACCTATCAATATCTTAATGCCCTTATAATCAGTTACTTACACTTAAAGCGTAACAACGAAGTAACACAACTAAGAATATATACTATATATATATTATTATTTAATATATAATACTATCTAGTAGTTATATATATTTATATATTTATTTTAAAATTTTTTACAAAATATAGTTGATAATTAAAAAAAAGGTTTTAGATTTGCCTAACTAAACAATTATTAATTATGGACAATAGATACCAAAAAATTTATGACAACACTTGTAAAGTACAAGTTGAGAAAGTTAAGTTAGGTGATATAAATTATTACCTACAATGTAAGGAGTTGTTAATGCAAGACCTTATACAGAAAGCACAAGAAACACAATTAGAGTGGAAAAACTGTAACCACGAAATGCTTGTAGAATATGCACAAGATAAAATAGAGGGTTTTCAGACTGCTTTAGAAACTTTAATGGAAGTAAGAAACTTAATTAACAATAACAAGTAATGAAAAAAGATACTAAGATAACAATAGTTTTAGGGCTAAGTCTAGCAGCCCTTTTAATAGTGCTAGATATATTAGGAATTATAATTTTAACTTATTAAGAAAATGACAAAAAAAGGAATTGTAACTAACGTACAAGCAAATGGTACTTGGGAGGGCAAGTATGGTGTTATGTATAAATTTGAAGTATCAATAGGTGATGATACAGGGCAATACTTATCTAAATCTGCTGAACAAAATAAATTTGTTGTAGGTCAAGAAGTAGAATATGAATTTAGTGGTGGTCAATACCCTAAGATTAAACCAGCTTCTACATTTCAGCAAGGTGGTTATACTGCACCAGCTAAATCAGATAACGTACAAGAAATGATAGTAAAGCAAAATTCTTTAACTAATGCTACAACTTTTGTATGTAATAATGGTGGCAGTCCTAATGATGTTTTAGAGATAGCAGAAATATTTTCTAATTGGGTACTTAAAGGACAGAAAGCACCAAAGATAGATAACTCTAATGATATGCCATTTTAATTATGAATTACGACCAATATAAACTAGCAAACGATAGAGATAGCCAATCTTATTTGGTAACTTCTTGT